TAGCATCCTTAGTTACTTTAGTAGGATATGGTTTATATCTTACTTTTGGGCCCGGTGGTAAAGATTTAAAAGACGAAATAAGAGAACATGCTAAAATGCATGAGTTAGGCATTGCTCATGGTCATGAGGGTCGTCATCCAGTAATGACACAAAGAGCACAAGAGCAAGATTATCCACAACACAAACATGGTGATAAAAAAGATTGATGATGATAAGGCAGTGTGGGCTGCCAATCAATTTATAGATTATTTTAAAAACTTTACTGATCTTGAAGAGTATCTTCGTCATGTAAAAAAATCTGTGATAACAAATGCACATCCATTAGATGATCCTAAAGATTATTTTTTTAATCAGGATATACATCCTAGTGAGATGGAATTTGATATTCGATTAGTTGGTAGTAGATTTGGAGAACAAGGATTACCTCAATCATATTATAAAGATCTTTTAAGAGCAGTATCCTCTCATAATAATGAAGATAATATTCCCGGTAGAGAATTGAGGATGATGGTATATGAAAAGAATACAAATAAAATAATCGGATTTATTAGATTACAATCTCCACTTATTAATTCAAAACCAAGAAACGAATGGTTGGGTAAAGCACCAGATCTTACGATCTTTAATCGTCATACTGTAATGGGATTTGCTATCGTTCCTTCACAGCCTTTTGGGTACAATTATCTTGGTGGTAAACTCCTAGCATTAATCTGTGTATCACATTATGTTAGAGAACTATTGAATGATATCTTTGAAAAAAATATTGCATTATTTGAAACAACATCTTTATATGGATCTAGTAGTTCTGCATCACAATATGACGGTTTAAAACCTTTTATGAGATTTAAAGGTTTAACTGATAGTAAGTTTATACCTGTTTTATATAAAGAAGCATTTCATAATTTACATGATAAATTTACTGAGTGGAACAATAATGAACCTCTGACAGAAAATAGAGCATCATCTAAAAAACTTAAAAGACAAACTAAAATGATTTCTATCATCAGAAATAGTTTAGAAGATGAGACTAAGTTAAAAGAGTTTAATGATACTATAGAAATGGCATTCGGACTTACTGAAAAGAAAAGATTCTACATTTCAGATTATGGATATGGTAATGTTCGTGAAGTTATAGCTGGAGAACAAGATAAATTAATTCGTGGTCAAAATTGGGATAAGTTTTATCTTGATAATATTATTGCATGGTGGAAGAAGAAAGCAGGGAAAAGATATGATAAATTAAAGGCAGAGGGTAGATTTAGAAATAAGGTAGAATTATGGACAGAGGATAATGATATACAAATCATTCGTTAATAAATACTTAAAAACGGATAGAGATGAAGACGTTCAAAGAATTTATACATGAAAGTAGTCTTTCTAGAATAAAAAGTAAAGCAGATAAAAAAGGTATTGCTGTAATGTCTGCATCTAGGGCTAATCTTTCTGCAAAAGAAAACCGTGCAAGGGCAAAGCAATTAGATAAAGATATTCGTGGTAAATTTAAAAGAGGTGCTACCAAAGTAACTGGATCATATAGTGAGAAAGATGAAAAGACAGGAAAGGAAACTAAGGTAAAGGAACGGAGTCATGTAATAGATAGTGGTAAGATGGGTAAGAGAAAATTCAAGAAGGAAGTAAAGAAGTTGGGTAAGAAATATGGACAAGACTCCGTATTGACATCGGGTAAAAAAGGTGGTACACTATCAGCAACTCGCAAAGGTGGTCTCGGCAAGAAAAAAGGTATAGGTGTGGGTAGATTCAAACCACAAGGAACAAACCCAGATGGTCAATCTCAGATCAAGGGAAAAACTTTTTCATTTAACAAAGACTAATGACAAACAAACTTTATGATGACTCCAATTGGAGAAATGAATACAAGAGTTACACCAGTGATAAAAGGGAACTCGAATTACTTGAAAATGGGCCTCACAGTCTTACAGATTCATGGCATCTTCAAGCAATGTATGGTGACTGGAAGAAGAAAAAAGGTTATAATAAATTAGACCCGAAAGAAAACAAAGGACAGATGCAGTCAACAATGCAGGATTTTTTTGAAAGTCAAAAAGATCAAGGCATTTGATCTATACTTATTATTATGGCAGAATTGAAAGATTGGTTGAACTCAATCAACCTTAATAAAAAAAACTTGATTGATGAAGATCCATCAATCGAAAAAGAATATCCTCCCTTCATTGTGAACAAGTGTCTGTCAGGACATCTTGACACTGTGATGCTCGCTAATGAGATGAATAAGTATCCTTTTTTACCAAAAAAGATGCAACATGATTTTCTTATACATATAGTGAGGAAGAAGAAAAGATTTTCTCCTTGGTTGCGTAAAGACAAGATCAAAGAACTTGATAGTGTCAAAACATACTATGAATGTAGTAATGCTAAAGCGGAACAGATTCTAAAAATTCTTACAAAAGAACAACTGAATTTTATTAAATCTAAACTTGATATTGGAGGAAGACAATGAGTAGTGTTCTTAAGGAACCAGATGTGAAATGGAATCCTGACCAAATGGTCGAAGTGACATTAAATGAGCCAGATGACTTTCTAAAAGTTAGAGAGACTCTGACCCGCATTGGTGTAGCATCCAGAAAGGAAAAGAAAATTTATCAGTCCTGTCATATTCTTCATAAACAGGGTAGATATTTTTTAGTACACTTCAAAGAATTATTTGCATTAGATGGTAAGCATGCAAATCTTACTACTAATGATGTACAAAGAAGAAATCGTATAGCACAATTACTAGTTGATTGGGGCTTAGTAGGCATAGTAAATGGGGATACCATTCAAGATGTTGCACCTCTTAATCAAATTAAGGTTTTATCATACAAGGATAAAGGAGAATGGATTCTAGAAACAAAATATAATATTGGATCTAAAAAGAAAAAGGTAGAGGAAACCGTATAAAACAAATAACTTGACAAGTAAAACAAACGATGTTACATTAATAATGTAGTCAATTGCGGTCTTTCTATTCACCACTTTTGGCACATGTCGTTTACAGGTTATTATTATGCCAAGTTCTTGGATGCCTAAAGTTTGGACTTTAGCACAAATCGCCCAGTTACAAAAAGATAACAAGATTTATCTTGATGAAGCTTTCCAATCTAAAGCTAGATGGGGAACAAAACAAAAACAAGGTTACATCACTTCTTGTTTGTTAGGATTTGCAACAGGTGCAATCACACTAGGACACATACCTAGTTTAAAACAATATGTTAGACTTAATGAAGGTGAAGATCACGAAGACTATATCTTTTTTTCCGAACTAGAAGCACAGGGATATGAATGGATCACTATTGATGGTAACAATCGTGATAATACAGTTAAAGAATTTTTAGATAGTTCTTTCCCTTTAACTGAAGGTAAGTATGACTTAGGTAATGGTAAAATTATTACTGCTTCTAGAAACTCAAAGTATTACAAAGATTTGAAATTGGAAAATAAGAGTTTTATTGATGGTGTGGAACTCAACATTCACATTATCAAAGAAGGAACTCGCAAAGATCTTGCTCTTAGATTCCGTAATATCAATGAGGGCATCGCTCTCAATGATCAAGAAAAACGAAATGCAATTTCATCTAAGTTTGGAAATGCTGTTCGTGCACTTGTTGAAGAATGTAAAGAGGGATTTGAAAAAATCTTTACACCTAACAACATGAATCGTCGTTATCCAGACGAGTTGATTGTAACTATTTCCAATCTAGTCGCTCAAGGATTGATAAATGTTAATCGTGAGTCCAGAGACTCAGCTTATGGAGATTTTACTCCTGAGATGAAAAATTTTGCACAGACTAAAAAGATTGTCAAGCAGATTACAGACACTACTAAAGTTTATGGCAAGTCTGGTCTAGATATAGATGGAAAATTTAAAGGAACTGTTGTCGATTTTGCTTTACTTTTAAAGCATCTTAATGATAATAATATTAAGATTGACGATGGAAAAGGTTTTTACAATTTCTTTGCTGAAACTCAAGGTGAGAGATTGAGATCTGAGGAGGAAGTTTGGAATAACAAAAAACAAACTGATCCTCGCACATACTCTGGTACATTGAAGAATCTTCAACCACAGTTTTTAAAGGTGCGTGAAGAAAAATGTGTACAGTCTCTTGAATCATGTCCTGATGGTATTTTAACATTTCTTGATGAGGATAGATCTTATAATCCAAAAATCAGATTTGATTTATGGAAAAGACAAGGTGGTAAATGTGCTATCACAGGTCAGATCATTGATGCAATAGATGTATGTAATGGTGAGTTAACCCACATAGATCATCGTCATCCATACATTAAGGGTGGCCCAACTAGCTTTGATAATGCACAATTAGTTTTAAAGAAAGCAAACCTTAAAAAAGGTGCATCGATTGATGATGAAGAAATCGACACAAGCATGGATGTTTGATGTTATCCGAATATAAAAGTAGGGGATTCAACATCCCCTTTTTTTGTGTCTTATGGTATAAATAGTAGTGTCGCCTTCGGGGACAAAAACTAAACTCGCTTACATAGGAGAACTATTATGAATGCTCTACAAAGATACCATGCTGCAAATCTTCCTGATTTGATTGATAAAATTTCAAAGAACAGCATAGGATTAGATGATTATTTTGAAAGATTTTTTAATGGTGATTTAAATCCCAGTTATCCACCATATAATCTAATAAACATTTCTAATCATGAATCAAGATTAGAAGTTGCACTAGCAGGCTTTAAGAAGAAAGAAGTAAAAGTTTACACAGAGTATGGTAAACTAACAATTGAAGGTTCTAAAGAAACCAAAGAAGATACAGATTATGCACATAGAGGATTAGCACAAAGATCATTCACAAGATCTTGGGCACTATCAGATGATACTGAAGTCAAAGATGTTAGTCTTGAAGATGGATTACTAACTGTAACACTTCAAAAAGTTGTACCAGACCACCATGCTAAGAAGGAGTATCTATGAAACTCTTAACACCATTTAGTGTAATTAAAGATGCCATTAGTGATATCAAACGCACTAAGAAAAAAACTGATTGCAAAAAAGTAGTTCTATGATATAATGTATTCATGAATAATGAATACGATCATCCTGATTTCTACAAAAGCCCAATGGGTGTGGTGTATGAAAAGAAACCAAAGAAAACATACCCACACCTATATGCTGTGTTTCTATTAGATTCACACAATACTAGTTGGTTTTGGATAAGGGAAGATGGAACTTGTTACTGGCAACATAGTCGTAAAAATCTTGACGATGATATCTTTATAGATGCAGATAATCTACAGATGGATTTATTTGGTGAACCGATATTATCAAAAGAGTTTATTATGAAAGCAATACTTTAGGGATCTTGACGATCCCTTTTTTTATTGGTATAATTAATACAGATTATATTATTCAATGGCTATAAAACTTGCCCTTCTTCAATCGGGTGATCAAATTATTGCAGATGTGACAGAAGTATTATCAGGTGATAAGGCAGTTGCATATCTGTTTAAGAAACCACAAAAATTGTGTTACAATACACCTGTAACTTTTTTAGAACAGGATACTGGTGGCGAAGCATCAGTTGAGATTACACTATCCAACTGGATTACAGTTGCAGATGATGATGAAATACCTGTTACGATTAATCAAGTAGTCGCTCTTGTTAATCCTATACAGGATGTTGTAAACATGTATAACCAAAAAACAAATGCAGGATCAAATTAAATGTCTTTTACTCAAGAATGGTGACATCATCATTTCTGAGATTGTAGAAGTTGACACTGAACTCGGTGGCCCTGATTGCAAATTAATCAATCCGGTGAAGATGACTGAAGTTATCTCAAAGGATAAGAATGATTATGATATGGCATCATGGTTAGACTTTACTGCACAAAGTGAAATGATGATACATTCTGATAGTATTATGACTATAGTTGCACCAACATCTGCTATACTATCTAAGTATCTTGATATGATTAATCAATGAAGTTTTACACTAACGTACAACTCGTAGGTGATAACTTTCTTGTTCGTGGTTATGATAATGGTAAACATTTCATGACCCGTGAGAAGTTTTATCCTACTCTTTTTGTTCCGTCTAAAAGAAAATCAAAATACAAAACATTGACAGGTGAGCATGTTGAACCAGTCAATCCCGGAACTGTGCGTGAGTCCCGTGAGTTTATCAAAAGATATGATGGTGTAGAAAACTTTAGTGTGTATGGAAATGATAGATATATCTATCAGTACATCTCTGAGATGTATCCCGAAGAAGAAATTAAGTTTGATATTAGTAAGATTAAGTTAACCACTCTTGATATTGAGGTTAAGTCTGAGAATGGATTCCCTGATGTAGAATCTGCAGCAGAAGAGATATTACTTATTACAATACAGGATTATACAACAAAACAGATTCGCACTTGGGGACAAGGCCCATTTAATAACAAACAAAATAATGTCATTTACAAGTCATACAATTCTGAGTATGAACTTCTAAATGGTTTTATCAACTGGTGGATGATGGAGGAGAATACACCAGAGGTTGTAACTGGTTGGAACATTGAACTATATGATATTCCATACCTATCCCGTAGACTTGAAAGAGTTCTTGGTGAGAAGTTGATGAAGAGACTTTCTCCTTGGGGTCTTGTAACTGAAGATGAAATCTATATTGCAGGTCGTAAGAATATTGCATATGACGTAGGTGGTATTACTCAACTTGATTATCTTAATCTTTATAAGAAGTTTACTTATAAGGCACAAGAGTCATATCGTTTGGATTACATTGCAAGTGTTGAACTTGGTCAGAAGAAACTAGACCACAGTGAGTTTGATACATTCAAGGACTTCTATACAAAGGGTTGGCAGAAGTTTGTAGAATACAACATCATTGACGTAGAACTGGTTGACCGTCTTGAGGATAAGATGAAGTTGATTGAACTTGCAATCACAATGGCATATGACGCAAAGGCAAACTATGTTGATGTATTCTCACAAGTTCGTATGTGGGACACAATAATCTATAACTACTTAAAGAAAAGAAATATTGTTATTCCTCCAAAGAACAGGTCTAACAAGAATGAAAAATACGCAGGTGCTTATGTCAAAGAACCGATTCCCGGAAAATACGATTGGGTTGTTTCGTTCGATCTTAATTCTTTGTATCCTCACCTTATTATGCAATATAATATTTCCCCTGAGACCCTCAAAGATGAACGACATCCAACAGCTTCGGTTGATCGAATCCTTTCGGAAGAACTAAACTTTGAACTTCATCAGGATAGTGCAGTCTGTCCTAACGGAGCAATGTATCGGAAGGACGTTCGTGGTTTTCTTCCAGAGATCATGGAAAAGATATACAAGGATCGTACAGTTTACAAGAAGAAGATGCTTGCAGCAAAACAGGCATATGAAAAAACTCCCACAAAGAAACTTGAGAAAGAGATTGCTAGATGTAACAATATACAGATGGCAAGAAAGATTCAATTGAATAGTGCCTATGGTGCTATTGGTAATCAATACTTCCGCTATTATAAACTGGCAAATGCGGAGGCGATTACTTTATCTGGTCAAGTATCAATCCGTTGGATTGAGAACAAGATGAATCAAAAGATTAATGAAATTCTAAACACGGAGGATGTTGATTATGTTATTGCTAGTGATACTGATAGTATCTACCTCAACTTGGGCCCTTTGGTTGACGCTGTATACGAAGGGCGAGAGAAGACTAATCAAAGCGTTGTTACGTTCCTTAACAAGGTGTGTGAAAACAAATTTGAACCTTTTATTGAGAGTTCTTACGAAACGTTGGCCTCGTACGTAAATGCGTATGACCAAAAGATGTTCATGAAACGTGAGAACATCGCAGAACGTGGTATCTGGACTGCAAAGAAAAGATATATTTTAAACGTATGGGATAGTGAGGGAGTTAGATATGAGGAACCTAAACTTAAGATGATGGGTATTGAAGCAGTCAAGTCATCAACTCCTGCACCTTGTCGCACCATGATTAAGGATGGACTTAAGTTGATGATGAATGGAACTGAAGAAGATGTAATTAAGTTTATCGATGACTGTAGAGTCAAGTTCAAATCACTTCCTCCAGAGGATATTGCCTTTCCAAGAACATGTTCTAATGTTAAGAAATACCATAACTATACAGACATATATTCTAAGGGAACACCCATTCATGCTCGTGGGGCACTTTTGTTTAATCACTATATAAAGAAGAACAACTTAGATAAAAAGTATTCCTTGATTGGAAACGGTGAGAAGATTAAGTTTTTATATTTGAAGAAACCTAACATTATCCGAGAGAATGTTATCTCCTTTATACAGGATTTCCCTACCGAACTTGGTCTTGACAAATATATAGATTATGATCTACAATTCGAGAAGAGTTTTGTAGAACCACTTAAAGCAGTTCTTGATGCGATTGGGTGGAATGTCGAAAAAACTGTAAACTTAGAATTGTTTTTTACCTAATGGACTTTATTCTTACATCAATGTCTAGTTTCTTATATCAGTCTGTAATCTTTTCGGCTGGTGTAGTGATTGGATATTTGGTTGGTATTAATACACCACCAGAAGGAAGATGATGTTAGAAACAGTTCTGTTACTTTCAGCACTTCCTTTTGTAGCATTTACACTTTACTTTGGTACAAAAGGTGGTTATTATGATAGTGATGACTACACTGGTGATGGGTGTGCACATGATGTAAAACGATGATTGTTCATGTAGTTCTTTACCTCACCATTTTCATTCTTTTGATTCTTGCTTTTGGAGCCTTTGACCCATGAATTATGAACCTATTACTGACGTTAGTAAAGATGTGAAACGCATTGCTGATAGTCTGGAGCGTATCGCTACCATTCTAGAAAGTAATGTTCATATAAGTATTGATCATGGACACATTGAACATATCGATCATGTGGATCATACTCATATCGATAGTGGTGATATCAATACCCATGCCAAGACATGGTAATTACCACAGAAAAATTACTGAGGATATACAAAGCAGTTAGGACAAAACCTAAACCTAAGTATCCACCAATTCGTAAACACTACAACGTAAACCTATTTGGATAATGCTTAATCAGGTTAAAAGTTATTTAAAAGAAATAAGAGATGCTGCAAAGTATTTGTTAGATGGTTTTTCTGTAACTCTTGACCACATGGGTCGTAGACCTGTGACAGTCCAATATCCATATGAAAAACTGATACCTTCTGAAAGGTATCGTGGCCGTATTCACTATGAGTTTGACAAGTGTATTGCTTGTGAAGTTTGTGTAAGAGTATGTCCAATAAATCTCCCAGTAGTCGATTGGGTGATGAACAAACAAACAAAGAAAAAAGAATTAAGAAATTATTCGATAGACTTTGGAGCATGTATATTCTGCGGTAACTGCGTAGAATACTGTCCAACTAATTGCTTATCTATGACGGAGGAATATGAACTTGCTACATTTGACAGACATCAACTTAACTATGATAATGTCGCTCTTGGACGATTGCCCACTAATGTTACAACTGATCCCTCTGTTAGGCCCCTTCGTGAGCTTACATATCTACCCAAAGGTGAGATGGATCCCCATACAGTAAAGGATTCTGACCCTAGAGTGGGTAAATTACCAACTGAAGTTCTTGATTGGATGACACAAGATGGAACATCACAAACCAAACAATGATGACAAAATACCACTTTGGTTCTATTATACAGTTATAAGTATGGGAATCATGGTATTTGTTGCTTTTGGCCTTATACTTTTGGGTTCTTTATGATATAATATAAGGAACCGATGCTTTTTGATTAAATTATTATGGATTTCTTAAAAGAAATAGTAAAAGAGATTGGAGATGAATATACGCAGATTGCGTCAGACATTGACGAAACTGAAAGATTCATTGACACAGGATCCTACATTTTTAATGGACTCGTTAGTGGGTCTATTTTTGGCGGTGTTTCTAGTAATCGCATTACTGCTATCGCTGGTGAGTCGAGCACTGGTAAAACTTATTTCTCGCTTGCTGTTGTCAAAAACTTTTTGGACACTCACCCTGATGGGTATTGCCTCTATTTTGACACTGAAGCAGCAGTCAATAAAGGATTACTGGAGTCTCGTGGAATTGATACGACACGGCTGGTTGTTGTAAATGTTGTAACTGTTGAAGAGTTTAGAAGCAAGGCACTTAAGGCAGTTGATATATACTTAAAAAAAGAAGAAGATGATAGAAAACCTTGTATGTTTGTTCTTGATTCTCTCGGCATGCTTTCTACAGAGAAAGAAATTCGTGATGCTTTAGATGATAAACAGGTTCGTGACATGACCAAATCACAACTTGTTAAAGGTGCATTCCGTATGCTCACCTTAAAACTTGGTCAAGCAAACATTCCACTTATAGTTACAAATCACACTTACGATGTCATCGGATCTTATGTCCCAACTAAAGAAATGGGAGGAGGCAGTGGCCTCAAGTATGCCGCGTCTACGATCATTTA